GTAGTGGATATCGGCGACGTCACAGGTGAACGGGTCGCCACCAGCCACCCAATGGTCGACGTAGGCCTGCCCGCCTTCGACGTCGAGGTGCTTGGTCTCGAGCTTCGACAGCTCGACCTGTGTCTGCACCTGGTTGTGGTTGTCCCGCCAGTCGGTGCCGATGCCGGGGATGTAGTCCGGGCCGACTGCATTGTCGGCTCTGAGGCGTTTGCAGGTGTCCTGGTCGTTGCGGTAGACGTACCAGACGCCGTATGGATATTTCCCCTCCCATGCACCGGATGCGGAGTTGGCGAACAACGGGCTTTTGCCGTTGAGCACCCGGTGGCATTTCTGGTCGAAACGGGAATAGAGGCTGTTCAGGTTCGACGCCGTGAACATCTTCTCCCGCTTGTCTACGGCGAAAGGCATGGTGGCGGATCAGTAGAACCAGGATTCCTCGGCGGTCTGCGTTATTCCGATGCTCGGCTGGATCTTCAGGGTCGTGCCGTTGGCATTCTGCTCGACGCGTTGCCCCGGCCCGGCGACAAGCTGAACCCGGCGCACAGCCTCAATGAGCTGGTTAATGGTTCGAGCATGGTCTGATTTGAGACCACGCTCGGACAATTTGGCTGGGAGCTGGATCATGGCGTCATATCTCGCAGAACTGCGCGAAGATCTTAACCGGGGAGTTCGATGCCTTGACGTACATGGTGGCATCGACCCACGGGATCAGGATGAACTGACCGGCAGGGATCTGGAAGCTGTACGGCGAGGAAGGACCGATTGAGACCGAGTTGACCAGATCGAGGTTGACCACCAGGAGTCGGTACGGCGTGGCCAGATCCGCGGTCAGATCGAGGGCCTCGTCGGTCGTACCGACCACCTGAGTCTGCTGCCCCATATCGGTGCCGGTCATGTTGGCCACCGCGCTGTAGGACAGTGAATTGATCGTTGCACCGCCTTTCGCAGCATAAAGCCGCGCCGACATCTCGACTTCGTTGGCCATGGTGTTGGTTGGTTAGATCTCGCAGAAGGTGGCCTGAATGGTCACCGAGGAAGTGTCGGCCTTCAGGTAGAGCGTGGCGCTGACATACGGAATCAGCATGGTCTCACCGGCCGGGATGCGCATCGTGTAGGTGCCGGAGACGAACCCAGCCTCGACGAAGTTGGTGCTGTCGAGGTTGCTGATCAGCAGCTTGTAAGGGCTGGAGACATCGACGGGCACGTCGAGAGCCTCGACCGTGATGCCGATGAGCTGGGTCTGGCTGCCCATGTCGGTGCCGACCATGGTGGCGGTTTTGGTGTAGGTGACCGAGGGCAGATACGCACCGTTTTTCGATGCGTACAGCCGGGCCGTCATTTGAATCTCGTCTGCCATAAGGTGTGCGGATGTTGGTTGAGGTTAGAAGAACGGGTAAATATCAAGATCGTATGGGGCGAACGTCCAGGAGATCACCTGCTCGACCTGGTTGGTCTTGGTGATCAGGTTGGTCGAGTAGTTCGTTTGCTTCCAGCCCCACGCGGTCCCGGATGGAGCCTGCACCTGTCCGGTGATCGGATCAACAGGAACGGGTGGCAGCATTGACGAGACCGAAAAAGGAAGGCTCCAGATCTGAATGAACGAGAGCGGGTAGTAAACAGGCGGGATGCCTTGCGGAACTTGCGGCAGCCCCAGATTGCCTGAGAACGTGGCAATGCGCGTCAGGCTTACCCGGGCCACCGGAAACGAGTCCTCGCCGCGGGCCAGCTTCGCCCAGATCCGGCGAGCAATAGGAAGGTTTCCTAGAGGCGAGATGTCCTCGAGCTTCTGGCCATTTCTGACTGCCTCTTCAATGGTCTTCTTGTAGTAGGCAGGATCCCCAGTTGCATCGGCCTCTTTGGCTACGGCAGGCAGAGCAAAAACGCTGATGTCGACGTAATCCGTGCGGAACTCGTAGCGGATGTCAGCGATCTCACCTGGCTGCGGGACCGACTGCTCGTAAATCTCAACGCCGGGGTCGTAGCTGCTTCCGCCGATGGTGACCGTGGCTTCAGAGTAGGGGCCATCCTCCCGGATCGAATACTTGGCGCCAATGGCCACCCATTGCGCCGAGGCGATTCTAAGAACGTCCTTGGGCCCTCTGAAGGTGAGCTGAACCACGCGGCCTGTACCGCTGTTGTCGTAGGATCTCGAGACCTCGATGTAGCCAGGAAACGCTGCCAGCTCGTTTGCTTGTTGGATCGTCGCCATGTTATTCGGAGACGGCCTCGGCCGTGCGTTGAGTGTTGCGGCTGATGTCGCGGATATCCTGGGCCTGCGTCTTCACGGCGCCAAAGTAGCGGTCCATGTTGCTCTGGAAAGCGGTGAACCCACCAGTGCGTGCGAGCTGATCGCCCGATACCGCGGATACGGCAACCATCTTTCCGGCCGGGCTTCCTTCAAAGGATGCATTGCGCATCAGTTCCGCCCTCTTTTCGCGGGCTTCTCTGCGGGCCTGCAGCTCGGTGTCCTGTTCATCCATTGATGTCCTGAATGCCTGCAGGCTTTGCGAGATGATGTTTTGAGTTTCACTCACAACACCTTTGCCTGAAATCATGTTAACGAACGTCTGCGATCGCATTCTGGCGAATGTGTCGAACATATTTCCAACAGCCTCCAGCAGCTTAAAAAACGGCACCACCACGTTGGCTATCAACGAGCCTGTGCCTGCAGCCATCGTTTTGTTCATGATCTCCACCCGATCATTGGCTTCGTCGAGTGTGGTGATGACCTCATTCGACATGACCATGCCGAGGTTCCTAGCCTGCTGAGCGGCTTCTCCAAGGCCTTCGACCATTGAAGGGATCAGTGCGCCAGCCCCTCTGCCTGCGAGTTCTCGAAACGGTTCGAGCAGTTGCTGGGGATTCGATACGTTCTCGAAGGCCTTTCCGATCTTCAGGAAGATGTCCTCGAGTTTGGCCGTCTTCAGCTCTTCTGCAGTGATCCCGAACTTGGTGAATGCTGCAATCAGGCCTTGGTTTCCTTGGAGTGCACCAGTCCTAGCCACCGCGATTTTCTCGAGTGCGCCGCTGACTCCTTCCAGGCTTCCACCAGACATCTCTGCGGCAAACTGCATCTCCTGCAGGAACTCCGCGGTAACACCGAGCTGAGTCGACAGGTCGTTGATTTTTCCGGCTGCATCAATGGCCTGCATCCCGAACTGGGCGAGCTTGTCGACGGTGAAGATATTCGCCAGCGACGAGCTGATTTCCCGGCTGATACCTTTGGCCAACGACGTGGCCCTCTTGGCACCTGTTTCAAAGGCCGTACCGTCGAACCCCAGCTTTGCCAACAGTGAGAAGATTGCCATGGTCAGTTTTGAGGGTGTTGCTGCGCCCAACGCCACAAGGCCTCGTCCTTGGCGCTCCACAGCTCGACGTCACCATGGGTCTCGGCTCGAGCTAGGACAAGCCTTTCGGCATCACCTATCGGCATTGATAGCACGGTTTCCTCGCTCAGACCAAGGTCGAGGCAGCAGGCCATCATTCTCTCAGGCCAAGGCATCGACAGCGCCTTTTTCACGCCCGGCTTGGTCAGGATCTCCGGCGCCGTAGATTGGCCGGCCATCCAGTTGTTCCATTTCTCGAACTCGACCTCGAACGACAGCTTGATGGTTTTGCGCGTCCAAAAACGAACTGCAATACCTCGGAGAGGTGATCGCATCGTTTTAAGTGATTCGCTGATAGGCTGGGAGCAGATCAGAACCGCCTGCATGAGTTCCGGCCTGCCAACCTCACCACCGACAACAAGCGGAGACTGCAGTCGGTGCAGAACCAACGAATGCCCTACAGAAAACGGAACAAGGCGCAGCCCCATCACAATCGGACAGGGTGGCGCCGTGGCGATCAGAATGTCGGCTAGGCCGATCACAGGTTGGTGGCGGCGCCCGAGGCGGTCAGGTTGGTGTAGCGCTTCAGCGTGATGGTGCCGGTAGCCTTGCCGGTCTGGGTCGTCTTGATAGAGCCACCGCCGGAGTAGATCCAACGGTTGCCGGTGGCCGCGTTGATGGCGTCGGCATAACCACCGATTTCGATCACGGGAGCTCCGGTAATGACGCAAGTGCCGTTGACATCCGGCAGGCTGGCAGCCAGCAGGGCATTGGCAGCGCTGGCGCCGCTCGGGATGAAGTTGAGTGTCAGCGTCAGGCGGTTGTTGTATCCGATGTGACCGACAACCTCGCCCGAGCTGTTTCGCACCTCTTCGGTGTCGGCTTCGTGCGTGATGTCGTAGCTCTCGACGTCGGGCGCGACGTAGCCTGTGACAACGAGGTTCCCCGCGGCGTCATAGAGCGCCATCGAGGCCGGTGATCCAAAAACGTATTTACTGCCTTGAGTGTTAGCCATAGTAATGTGTTACAGGGTTGCGGAACAATACAGCGTGAAAGTCCGGGTGAACGTCCTGGACCTATTTGAAATTGAAGATGCACCGAAATCAAGCGGTGCGGCGAACTGCGCCGTGAATGGACCACTGGCGTTGTCCTGGTCGGCATCTAGCACAGATGCACCATTCGCGTCGAAAAGCGGCAGAATGAGGCTGTCCAGCGCCGCCACGGTGGTCAGCACATCGGCCTCGTCGGTGTCGTCGGCCGATAGCTGCAGCTCGACCTCCATATTGACCTCGCAGGTCAGATCGGTGCGCTGCATTGGCCGCGCAGAAGTCGACGAGACAACCACCCGCGGAAAATTGGGCATGGTGTCCTGCTCGTCGGGATCGTCGTACAGGCCGCGGCTGTAGGATGTCAGGAACGACGGGGTGCCGGCGCCGGCCCCAGACCAATCTCCGGAGGCTAGGTAGTCGACAAGCGCCTTCTCGGCTCTGGGTGCAACGCCGTTCATTTGATGTCGATGCCGTTATCTACCAACACCTGCCCATTGGCAAGCAGTGCATCGGTCAGGTGAGTCGATAGTTCCGCCAGCTCGTCGTCGTAGGCCTTCTGCATCGACGAATCATAGATCGACTTCACTCGACCGAGTTGATTGTCGGCGATGCCGGACTGCATCAGCACCGATGCCGTTGGATTCCAGCCAGGCACAGCTTGAAAGCCTTTTGCCCTGGTGCCCTTGTGAACGGCGACGTTTTCCGCTGGAAGGCCGTATTGGTTGGCGATGGCTACCAACGCTGCGTTGGGCTTTTTCGGGGCCTTGTATCCGGCCGGTTTCACAAGCGGCTTCCACTTCGGCTTGTCGTATTGGCTGAAGCCTTTGTTGAAAACTCGGATTGCCTTGACCACACCGGAGCGCAGGTAACCTACCGACCCGATGGCCTTACGGTAGACTGCCGATGCAGCCTGCTTCATTTCCTCGCCGTACAAACCGCGGCGGCCGGCCTTGCGTTCTCGGGCCTGAGCGATCAGATGAACACGGCGCAGCAAACGGCTCTTGCCGATGCGCTTGCCGGTCTTCTTGCTCTTCCGGTTGATGTCTCCGAGCGGTTTGGAAAGGTAGTCTGCGATGCGTGCGCGTTCCGATGCCGGGCTCTTGGGAGGCACCAGAACGAACAAGCGGACCATCAGGTAGAACATCCGGGCGTTCACCGCCTTGTCGAGATCACGGGTGGTGGCCAAGAGGTACTGCTTCAGCGCAGCGTCGAACCTCGAGGAATCCACCGTGATATTGACGACAGGCCTCATTTGCTCTTGGCCCCGAGTTCGAGGCTGTAATAGGCGCCTGAAGCGTCCACGCGGCACGATAGGATGCGCAGCGTGCGGCCTTGGTACATGAGCGTGCGCCCGACCACCGGCCGAGGTTTGCAGAAGGTCAAAGCGATGCGGTCGGTGTTCTCCAAGAGAACGAACCCGGAGTCCTCACGCTGCAGCCTCGAGAAGGTCGTGCCCTGGTCGAGCGTGTACAGCGTCGAGTCCATGGAGACGAGCGTGCTATCGCAGGTCTTCCAATCGGAGAACATGACCAGGATTCGGGATGTCACGTTGTCCTGAAACCCGCCTGCCACCGGGGTGTTGGCATCGGCGACCGCGGCCGGGATGCACCGGATCGACGAGCCCTCCCAGATGAACATCGGCGCCCCGAGCATCTGCTGGAGCACCGTCATGCCCTGCTGGAGACTGGATCCGATGGTGGTCATCAGCAGGTGAAGTAAACGCCCGAGACAAGGATCCGGCTGGTGGCTTGGAGCTGGCTGGCCAGGCTCGAGATGTCGCCGGTTTCGTAGTGGCTGAGTTGGCAGTAGGACGTGCCGCCGACCACCTTGCCGATCACCGCGGTCTTGGCCTGCGTGGTGGCATTATCGAGCCAGATCGAAACCGCGGCATCATAGGTCGACGTATCGGGCAGGCTCAGGCGGAGTTCGCCGGTGGCGCTGCCAGTCACCGAGTTGATCGTCAGATCCGCGGTGAAGGTGGTGACGAACCCGATGGACGTGTGCCGAGCGGTGTTGACGGTGAAAGCGAACGTCCGGCCGCCACCGGAATCGGTCAGCGTCGGCACCCAGGTCGACGGCGCCACAAGCGGGAGCGCGGCGTAGATCTCGTCGAAGTTGTCGTTGATCTTCTGGCCGGCGCCCCGGAGCGTGTCGCCGGTGTTGTCGTTGGCGATTGCGCCGATGTTGATGGTTTGCTGGGCCATGATCAGTTCTTGGGTAAAACGTACCAGCCGGCAGGCAGCGTCACCTTGGACGGCCCCACCAGCTTCTTGTCCTTGTCGAATCCGTAGACGCTGGCCTGCACAGGCTTGGCCAGCATCACCGGATCACCGTGCGGCACCATCACCACCTTCGTCTGCTGGCAGCCCAGGCAGATCGGCAATGCGATCAGCCAGATCAGCCTTGAGCTGCTCAGGTGCTTTGCCGTGTTGAACATCGGTGGGTGGTGTTTCTCTGAACCAGTCGAGCAGGGCCTTGAGAATCTGGTAGATCCAATTCACTCGGGCTTCTTCTCGGTCTCCTTGGCATCCTTGGCCATGATCAGGCCGAACCCGGCAGTCGCCGCGGCAATGGTCGAGGCTAGGTCGACAGTGGTCGCAGGATCGCCGTCGAAGAGAGCCTTGAGAGCGCCGCCGATGGCAACGAGGATGGCGCCGATACCGGCCAGCGTAGTCTTGGTGTTTTTCATTTCTTGAAGAAGAGCTTGTAGGCGCCGTAGAGCGCACAGATCAGACCAACCACAGCAGTCGCCAGTCGGACCCAATCGGTCAGCACCGGGATGAACGATGCCGCCGTAGCACCGGCAGCGGCTGCAAGTGAGATGATCGGGCCGTTGGTTCCTGCGTGGTTGGTCGCGTCCATGTGTTACTCAGGCTTGGCTTGGGCAGCATTGAGGATCAGATCGACGAGCGGAAGAGCGGCACGGGCGTTGGCCACACCACCGGCCTTCACAGCAACGTCGATGAGCTGGAGCAAGCTATTGGCCTGCTCCTGAGTGAGTTCGATCTTGATCATATCAGGCCGCAGTGTCGGCAGACACAGGCTGATCCGCAACGATTTCCTGCGCCGAAGACGGCTCGGAATCGGCCTGCGTCGCCAAAACCGGCGTCACCTGAGGCAGCATCGGAGGAACGATTTCAACCGGCGGCGATGAAGGCTGCGCCACCCACGGCAGCGGCGGAGCGATGACCGGAGGGTTGATCTGGTCGTTGATCTGCTGCGTGACGTTCGCTTCGATGGCGGTCTTGTTCACGCCGTTCTCGTAGCACCAACCAAGCACCTGTTCCTGCGTCAGATCAGGATACGGCGTGAAGGCCTCCGTAGGAGGAGCGAACGACGCGCTGCCGTAGCAGGTGCCGCTGTAGGTCTTCGCGTCGTCGCCGGTGCCGGTGGTTTCGGTGCCGTTGCAACGCCAGTCGGCGGTAATCACAACGTCCGTGAGACTGCCTTCGGTCGGCTTAACGAGAAGGCGTTCGATGATCCAAGAGATGTTCATGGTGGTATGGATTAGGCGTTAGCGAGCGTGGTGACAGTGCCGGAAGATCCACGGTACTTCAGCGCACCGGCTTCGACGTAGAGCTGGCCACCAGTCACGTTGGCCGTAGGAGCGGTGCCGTTGGCAATCTGGATGGTCTTGGCAGCGGTAGTTCCAGCAGCGGTAAGACCGACGAGCAAGTTGCCGAGGGCGTCGAGCGTCATCGCTTGGGTGAAGGTGATGGCGTTGCCAGCGGTGCCGCTGGGGGCGGTGTACCAGCTATGTATTCCAGCTTCCTGACGGTACTGTGTGGCAAAATTGGAACCGATGTATGTGTTGTTACCAGCACCGTTGATAAACCAATTCTGCCCAATAATAGCAGCAAAGTTGTCGGTTCTGGAAGCTAGACAAGCAGAGGCACCAACTTGAACCGCCTTCCAACTCGAAAACCACGCACTCGGCGTAACCCCCACGCCGACGTTTGCAGCCGCATCAATTGTAACAGCTTCGCGGTAAACGCTGGCGTTCGCGGACGCGACGATCAGCTTGAGACTTCCAGCGGTGGAATTGTCAGCACCAAGCGCAAGTATGCGCGAACCGCTGGAGTAATCGAAAGACAGTGCGTTTGCGGTCGGGTTGCTGGACAGGTTCCCGATAGAACCTGTCGTCAGGAACGCACCATTCGTCTGAACCTTTCCAACGGTAGGCACAACCCCCACGCCCAGCCCCGTGGAGTTCAGGGTCATTCGAGTGCCGCCTGCGCCGTCGAGCCAAGTGAACACCCCAGAAGGATCAATCCGATACTGTTCGTTTCCGCTAACAACAAACCGCATTCTGTTCGTCGAATGATCATATCCAACTTCGCCAACAGAAGACGAATCGACGTCACCAAAGTTGATCCGAACTTGCGACGTGTTCGGACCAATCAAAGTCAAATCATTGGCAACAGCACTCGCGCCGGTGATTCGAGCCACGGCAAACGAACTCGTCGCCGTCGAAGCTCCAGTCGCAAGAATATCAAGCAGATGAGCAGGACTCGCCGTATTAATACCCACCCGATTGTTCGTCGAATCAACCTTCAGCGTACTCGTGTCCACCGTCAGATCGCCGGTGATGGTGGCGGAGGCGAGGGTGGCGGTGGGAGAACAAGCGAGGATGTTGTTGATGCTGATTCGCTTGGTCGTGCCGGATGCCGCCATCGACGTATCGGACACGTCTACAATCGGCATCATGTCGTTTGCGGGATCGGCCGCCGTAAGGGCCGTCAGGGCTGTAATCTT